AAAGCTCTATCTTTTAATGTGTCTGCTAAAGCCACAACTTCAGAATATAGATTAACATTGTAACTTATCTCTCCTTCTTTATCTGTTACGTCTAAGAGTCTTAAAAACCCTTTAAATAAAATAAATCCATCTTGTTTTAAAACGCATTGAGTCCTTTTGTATGGATTGAATATTATTCCATCATTAACCCTTGTAATTTCAAATACTTGGTCAAATATTCTATTATTTCTTTTTGTTGCAGGTAGGTTAAAAGCTTTTGAATATGACTGTACTTTCTCTGCTACGTTTTTAAAATCATCAACACTCAACGTCAATGGTAAATCTTCATCTTCATAGAGGTCGCAAATAACTTGTCCATTATCTAAAAAATTTGTTGCTCCTGAAGGTACTGCTCCGACAATAGGTTGAACTGATATATCTCCAATTGATATTGAATCAACAACATTATGAAAGTAACTAATCATTACAGTATCAGTAGTAGATTGTGCTGTAAAAGTTTCTGTTATTTGTGAGTTTGAAGCGAAGTTGAATTTTGTGAAGAATATAGTAGTTCCATTCGCTAATTGTGTAAGTATTAAACCTGTACCTGTTGTAACTAAATTAATTGTTAAAGTATATTGCTGACCAACTACTAAATTTGAAAGTTTTTGGTAAACACCTGCAAGAGTTAAAGTTGTTACTGAATCTAATATTAAATTTCCTCCCGAGCTAGTAGGGTAAGCAGGTGTTCCTGTAGCATCAGTTCTAAATCTATACCAAGAATTTGTAATAATTGGAGGTGCTGAAGTTAAAACATCTAAAAATGTAGAGCCTGTTGTACTACTCGTATAAGTTGGTGTAGTATTTAATCCGTTAAAGTTTAATCCATTTACAATAAATTCTGTTGATGAACTTGAAATTTCATTGTAAGTTCCGTTATAATTCTGTGGATATAATATTAGTTGAACACTCATTATACTGACTGTGTTCTAAGTGTTTTACTTTTTTCAACTTCAAAAGTGTACTGCATTAGTTTGTCATTTGCGACAGTCTTTTTCGTATAACTAGAAGTTGTTAGCCTTGCAGGTGTTACATATTGATTCATAGCAGGAATTGTAAGAGTTCCTGTATAATTCAAATCACTTTGGAATCCTTCTAATATATATACTTCAGGACTATTAATTAATTCTTCAAACCATTCTGATTCTGATTCATTTACAAAGTCTGTGTTCATTGTAATCTTTTCATTAGCGTTTACTCTAAAGGCTTTCTTTCCACCTTTAAATCCGTTTATTTTATAAGTTGATTCATTCCAACTTCCTTCTAGCTGTTGATATGTACTCCCTTTAGTTGAAATCATTTTTGTTGACTTCATAGTGAAAGTGTAATAATCCCAAGCTCCCCATTGATTCAGCCAACAGAGTCTTATAGGCTCATAACCTTTTAGTGTTGGGCAATTTACATTGAATATATATTTAGTTCCGAAATTTTGATTAGCACCATTTAAAGGCTCAACTGTATAATAACCTCCTTCTATAAAGTCTAATACAGCAGGACTATTGAATACTGTACTCCAATTTCTTAAATTAGCAGGAAAGCAACCGAAATAAAACAACCTTAAACTTGCTTCTGATGATGTAGTTATATTTGACCCTGAAGTGAATGAAACAGATTCCGTTCCTATTTGACTCCCTGTAGAATCATAATATACAAACCTAATTTTTGAAGGTCTACTATATACCCCTAAAAAGGCAATAGTTCCATAGTCCTCAACATTTGCATATTGAGTAGTCGGTGCATTAGAAAGAAATTCACCTGCATTTTGGTCTAAGGTAAACTTTTGAGGAATAGGGTATCCAAAATTATTTCCTGTATTTTGACTGTATGGAGTATTCGCTATATCTAATATGTCAGTGTATTTCAAATAGCCGTTAAATATATTATATAAATCAGAAGTATCTGATGTACTATCAATAACTAAATTACCTGAAGTAGGGTCTATATATTCTGTTGTAAAGACGATAGCTAAGTAACGCATTGAATTTAGATTACCTGAATACTTATCAATTAAATGTATAGGTACATTGCTTTCATCAGTATTTACTACTCCTTTATAAAAACTGTCTTTTCTCGCTAAGTTATCTGCCTTAACAAAGCTTTCAATAACAGGTCTGAAGTCAAACATTCCAACCCCTGCATTATTAGGTGTTGTTTTAAATGTACCTACTATATGTGTTGAATTTGATATGTTAGGAGGATTACCTGAACTTATATGTACTTCTGCACTAATCTTAACTCCTGTAAAATTAGATATTATATTAGAATTACTTACTGCAAAAATCACATCTTGTCCTACAGGAAGTGTATCGTATAAAGGGTGTTGTTCTATTAGTGTTGCCATTTATTTTACTTGTATTATTTGTTCAGTTCTTAATGCACTTATTATGTCTTCTTTTACCGCTCCTAAAAATTCTTCAGGAAATCTATCTAAGCCAAGTCCTAGTGGTCTTTGGAAAAAGCTCAGACTTTTAATACCATCTCTTTTTATTGATGCACTTATAAAGTATGCTAGTCCTGATATATATTGTCCTGTATTTTTAGACCTTCCTCTTCCTGTTCCTTTAGGTTTTATTCCTCTTCTTTTAATCCATTTTGAAATAATATCTATAGGCGGTCCGTGATTTGTATATCCTTTGCCGGGACTTTTTTTTATATTTCCTTCAAAATCTGTATAGCTTTGTTTTTTCTTATTTCCTGAAACTCCTTTGTCTATAAATGTTCCATATTCTAGCATGAAAAATTCTACTTTAAAACTTTTGCCATCAGGTACTACTTTAAATTTAATAGAATTATACAAATCATTATTAACATTTTTATTGTTTTTAGTTAAATTAGACCTTGATTGTTGCACTACATATTTACCGAAACTATCTAAATAATTTTCTATGTTAGTTGTTTCCACTATTCTAAACCTACAAAGATTTCAACTCTTGCTGTAACTGCTGTTGTTGGTTTAACTTGTAAAGAATTTAAGTCTTGCATAGTTCCAAATGAAGGTGAAGTATCTTCTTCAGCTAAAGCTAAGTCTGCACCCTGACAAAGAATATGAGATTGTCCTGACGTTAGTATCACTTGATAATTTGAAGCAGTTGTAACTACTGCTAGTTCAATGTCTACTGCTGTTTCTAAGTTCGTTACTCTAACGTATTTAGTTTTTGCTACATTAATTGCTCCTGCTGAAGTTGAAGGTAACGTATCAAATACTGCTACTGTAGTTGCTACACTAGCCGTACAAGTTACGATCCTTTCAAAGACATCATTAATTCCTGTAGTTGTTACTGAATTTACAGACCCCCTAAGACTTCCGTTTAGAGTGACTGTTTCACTGATTGTTGTTACTAAGTTTGACATAATTTTATTTTATAATTGTATTGTTATTTTAAATTTTTTCCATCCTATTTCTATTGAGAACCAACCTAACTTCCATTTCATTAATAACCTGCACCCCTTAAACTAACAGGAATATCACAAGTCTGAAAGTCGTTCTGAACTAAGACTCCTATAGTAAACACCCAACCCGTACAAAGATTATCAAACCTCTCTTGGAAAGGTTCAATAGTGAATTGGTCTTGTGTAAAATATAAAGGTTGGTTAATATCATTCACTCCTTCTAAAGATTGTCTTGAACTATGTCTAAGCATTCCTATAAAGTCAGTACATACTTGAAGTGTTTCATTCAGTACATCTTGTTCGTTACTTAGTGTCTTGACTAACTTTGTAAAAGTGTTTATACTTTCATCTAATATTTCATCTCTGTTTGTAGTCCAATTATCTTTTTCAGTTACCATATCCATAATGAAGATTTGGAACGAGTAGGTAAGTTGACTATCTCCTGTAGAAACATTTGTAGGGTTTATATGAAGTAAAGGGAACTTAGTATTCTTATCTCCTAAATCTACTTGCCAAATATCCCCAACTGAAGTCGTCATAATTTGCTCGTGATTTTCCCCTAGTCTTAAAAGTGTATTAAGTACGTTGTTATATGTTTTGTTTTTAACCATTTCTTTTTACTTTATTTTGTGAGTTCAAATCTGTTTCATAACTTAACCAAGTCAAACACTCTAAAAGACTTAGCTTTGTAATTGTTTCTAAATTACTTATATTCTGCCCGCACAACCTATGCATTACTCCGAACCATCCCCACTTGCTTGCAAAATCTTCCGTTGCTATTGCATCTTCATTTCCTTCAGCTTCTCCGTTAAAAATGATGGCATAATCTCGGACAACGCCTTCGCGAAAGTGTAAAAAAAAACTAGCGCACTTTGCACTTGTTCCGCTGACATCTGTTTCATTTCTTCAGTTCTCATCCGGATATCACCATCATAAGCGTTTATAATGTAAACACCGTTTTTATGTTTCTCTTTCACAGGTCTATAGAGTACAGCCATCAATTCAGGAAGGCTAGTTTCTATTCCGTTCTTTATAAACTGTTCGATATCGGCATACTCCCCGAGACTTATGGAGTCCAAATCAGGATGAAAGCCGTATTCAATTCCGTTCAATTCAATAATCCTTTTAAGTGAACTGTCTTGGTTTGCCTGTAGCTCACCTATCTTACTCATTAGAGCTCCAACATCTGACAAAGCCAATTCCTTAACCAACCGTCTAGGAATATCTGAAAGAGCTGCAATTGTTTCAGTTGCTTCTTCAGTCTTTGTACCTGTTTCAAAGTCAATAAGTTTTAGCCAAGTTTCTAAAGTAACATCTGACCAACTGTTAATTAGACTAAACGTTTCAACTTTACCTTCTTTTTTAATTTTAACTTTCATACACTATATAATAGAAATTTATTGATTCTAGTTTACTGAACGAAATACCTTCCTGCATTTGGATTGTCTAAGTGATAGATTACATTGTAACGAATACCATCAATAGCATGATTCCAATTATCTACGTATAACTTAGAACCTTTGTCAGCATAGACATAGTTGTTCAACTCTTTAGCTATGTTAGTAGATTCAGGGCTTACTATAAGCTGATAGTCTTGCATCCTAGTTATTCCACTTTCAATTGTTCCTTTCTTAACTGCTTTTATGTTTACTCCTAAATGTCTAAGGTCTGCAATAAGTCTAGGCTCTGCTGAGTCAGCTATGATAAGTTTGTCATCTACTTTGTCTAGTATTATCTGTGCAAGCTCTTGGCTCTTTAATCCGTTACGATACAGGTGTTCCTTTAAGTATATCTTTTTATGCTTTTTATCTATAGCCACTTCAGTAAGTGAATCAGGATCAATACTAAAACCAAAGTCCATTCCACAAGAAGTCTGTAAGTCATCAGGATTAAATTCTCCTATACTCCAATTCTCAAAGACTACTCCTTCAGCTTTTGAAAGCCAACCTCCAAGTATTTTATGCTGATACTTTTTAAAGTTGTTGTGCTTTATACTCTTAATACGCTCTATGAAGCTCGTAGAGAGATTATCTTTATTATCTAGGTAAGTGCTGTGGATATAACATACGTTGTCTTTAAAGCCATTAAAACCACCTTCAATGCCTTTCTCCTCAAAAAACCTTTTGTATATCCAATGCTCCTTAGTTGTTGGGTTTAATATAAGTATAATTCTATTATGGATATTCTTTTCCCTTATACTTAAATCAATAGTGTCAAAGATATTCTCATCTATAAGTTCTTCAGCTTCATCAAGAACCCAAGTGCTTATTCCTTGTAATGACTTTAGGCTTGCAGTCTGATTTCCTGCTGACGTTCTAATACCTCTAAATAATATATCTGAACCATTTTTTGTATTAAGGACTTCTTGCTTATTAATACTAAAGACTTCATCAAATCCTAGTAGCCCTATCTTTTCTAAGAACTCAGGGATGATTGACAAATGAGCTGATGTCATAGTATAACGAGTAAAGAGTATTCTTATCCCTTTAGTCATAGTCAGTAAAGTAAGGAAGACTGTTACTGCAAAAGACTTTCCTGAACCCCTACCCCCTGTTATGATAAAGTATCTAGCATCAGATTCAAATAAAGGATTATATTTCTTACTTAGTATCAGTGTCTACAAATGTTATGATTGGCATATTGATTACCTTATCCCCTGATGTTATATCTAACTCAGACTTCTCTACGTACCCTCTACGCTTTCCTTTTGTTT